CCGTCCAGCCATATTGTCTGGATGGTGAGGAGCCTACCGAAATGGCACAAGAGAAGGCAAAGCTCATCTCTAGCCTGAAGACTCTGATGCGCCCTAATCTGAATGGCAGAGAAGAAGGATGGACTGGAACCATCAAGGGCCTGGCATTAGGTTATTACTATGGGTTGACTGTTAGGGAAATTCACTGGCAAACTGTTAGTTCTTCCTCTGGTCCATACATGATCCCGATAGCAACGTCAGAGGCCAGTCCTTCACATTATCGCTATCCTGGCACTGGTAGCGATGAGGAGCGGTTGCAATTCTCAAGAGGTGGAAGGACTAGCGGAAGGAGTAATCTAGAAGACTTTCATCACACTAACTTTTTAGTAGGAGAGAATAGGTGGCATCGTGGTGGCATTCTAACAACTGCACCATTGAGGGCTCTGGTGGGTTATTGGCTAGCACACACATATGGACTAAAGTGGCTTATGTCCTATACGCAAACTTATGGGGTGCCCTTTAGAATGGGAAGCTATCCAGAAGGCGACACTGACAGCAAGATTGCCCTGTCAGATGCACTTGAGAATCTTGGTTCTAGCGGATATGCTGCAGCCCCTTCCGGCACTAAGATTGACGTAATATCAGACTCATCATCGGCTGCCTCTTTGCCACAAAAAGCATTGATTGACATGGCTAACAATGCGGTGGCAAAGTTCATCCTTGGGCAGACACTTACTTCCGACGTGGGGGATTCTGGCAGCAGAGCACTCGGTGACGTTCATAACTCTGTTAGGAAAGAAAGAATTGATTCCACTGTCCAGTTTGTTTCTAACATTATCAACTCGCAATTGATTCCTGCTGTAATTGGTGAAGTTTATAATGACAAAAGTGAACTTCCATACATTGTTGCAGAATGGCCAGACCATGAAGACAACCTAACAAAAGTAGAAAGAGACGCAAAGCTGTTTGGAATTATGGGTTTGCCAGTCTCTAAGAAATATCTATACGAAAGGCATAGCGTTCCTATGCCCGATGAATCTGATGAAGTCTATCAGAACACAAATTCCCCTACTCCAATTAATGGAGCAGCGATTGACCAGAATGATAGTGATGGGGCACTTTCAGCTAACGCTAGCCAGCGTGGTCAATCGCTAGGATTCAAGGCTGACAAAGTTAAGGCGGCGGCCACTCTAAACACCTCAACGCTTGAGGAGCTTCAAAAGAATATTGCTGATGAGATTCCATCGATCACGAGAGAATATCTAGAGCCAGTCAATGAACTATTTTCTGAGCTTATAGAAAAAGCATTGAGCGGTGAGTTTTCTGATGCAGAGTTCGGCCTAGTGTTAGAAGAAGCTGCTGACATTATACCAGATCTTGATTTGAACACTAAAGTGCTAGAGGATGCCTTGGCTAATGCAATAGGCACGGCGATGTTAGCAGGTGCAGGACAAAAAGCAGCAGACCTAGGGAAGATTGAATCTTAAAGCCTTAGCGATAATTGGCCTACCTGTAGCCATTGCTAGCGTTAGGATCTGTTTGATCCTGGCTAGAAATGCAACATCAATGCCTAACAATAATCCTCCTAGCAATAGAATAAAAACTAATATTGCCTAGAATGGTTCGATCTTACAAGGTCAAGATTGATAGAAAGGCCCTTGATTCCCTTAAGGTCGCAATGGAGGGCTTCACTGATGAAGACTTGACTAATGCTAACAGAGTTGCTGCAAGGGCTGCACTGATCGAAATAAAAAAGTATCATCGCGATTTCGCAGCTTCTGGGAAATGGTTCAATAAGAACTCTAAGACCTGGGGTCCAGACAGGAAGAGAACAGGTTGGGATGACAAGCTTGTTAGGAAGTGGCGTGTTGATAGTGTTACTAAGTCGGGAGCAATTTTGTCTAACGATCATCCTCACTTTGCTTCTAAGCTAAAGGATCAGACTATAAAGCCAAGGGGCTCATATGCTCTCACAATCCCATTTCATCCAGCTGCGCATGGCAGAACTGTTAAGCAGTTCAAGAGAAAGATGGGGGTTGAGGTGTTCCGAAAGCCTGGCAAGGGAAACCTTTATTTTACACAGCACGGAAAGCTGAAAGTCGCTTATCTGTTAAGGGGTCAAGTAAAGATGAAGAAATGGCCTGGTGCCATGCCACCTGACGAAGTTATTGCCAAGCCATATGTACAAAAGCTTGCGAAAGAGTTGCTTCATGGAATGGGGTTAGACTAACATTTATTTCTTTAAACAATACCCGCCAAGCCTCTCAATGAAGCTCAAATCGGCGGGTTGCTTGTCTCTAGTGATTACGTAGATTTATCTGCTAACTTAACGACCAGTTAGCAAGCTTTAGAATTCTTAAATTGGCTGTAGTGATAGCCAATGCAAGAAGCTGACTTTGTTAGGGCTGCGTTTGCTGTTGAGTTATTCAATGGCACAGAGCCCAAGCGTTCAATAGTGTATCTGCCAGAGGGAGAGCACGAAATCTCTGCCACTGTAAATGGAAAGCCTGCTAACAGAACTGTCAAGGTTGAAAGTGGCATTGAGAAAACCTATCAATCTGACTTAGATAGGCTGAAAAAGGAGAACGTTCCGCCTTTCATTGATTACTTGCATGAAGGTGGCAGAGCGGCAGGGCATCCAGAGAGCTTCGCTTGGGAGCAAGGTCGTGGATTAGTACTGAATGTTAGATGGACTGAAAGCGCAAAGCAAGTCATTGCATCCAAGGAACTGCAGTTCTTTTCTCCTGAGTTTCTGTTATCAGAGGATGGCGAGCCTCTCGGGCTGCATCCAACGCACAAGGCTATTGGTGGCCTTGTTAGTGATCCTGCATTCACATCAATGGAATCTATTGCAGCACAGAGAGCTGCAGAACAAGAAAAACAACAAACTAGCAAAGACAAAAGTATGGACCTAACAAAGTTCATTGAGTTAGGCGCTATCTCTGCTGATGAAGCTAAGAATCTTGACTCTGCAGAAATGCTAGAGCGGATTGCTGTTTCGTTGCAGGCTGCGCATTCTCATAATGACAAGGCAAACAAGGCAGAGAATGCACTTGTACAAGCAGAAAAAGAGAAAGAGTTAGCACAAGCAGAAATCAAATCCTTGAGGGACGCACAAGCTGATTCTTTTATTGAAGAGCACATCAAGGCTGGGCGGATCAAAGGCCGCGATGAAGATTCTAAGAAGTTTTGGCGAGACCAGTTCAATTCTAATCCTGACGTTGCGAAAGCTCAGATCACTAACATTCCAGCATCTGACCTATCAAAGCCAGTAGTTAAAGCCTCAGTTAATAACTCTGAGGAGACTAACAATGACTCTGTTGACTTATATTCTAAAGCTAAAGAGCTAGTGATGGCAAACAAGGCCAACAGCATGAAGGAAGCCATCTCACAGCTGGGGAATACAGCCTATCAAAATTACATGATTTCTAAAGGACTCGGAGAGCGAGCAGCAGAAATCCAAGCGAAAGCACAACGCGCTATCTATGAAGCGCACATCAAAGACTAACTAATGAGCGCGAATACACAAGGAGTCACTGACTCCAAACTGATGACGTTCACTGAGGAGACTGCTGGCACCTTAACAGGCAAAGAAGGATTCTTGGTTGAGCTTGGAACGGCAGAAGGTTCTGTCAAACTGTTAGCTACTGCTGGCAATGAAATCGGCACCTATGAGGGCAGGCTTGATCCTGACTCTAACCAAGTGACAATTTCACTGTTAGGTGGAGTCGGAAGCCAGCGATATGTTGCAGGTGGAGTGATTGCCAAAGGTGCCTTTGTTAAGGGTGCAGTTGGTGGCAAAGTTGTTAGTGCAACTTCTGGCCGATTGTTAGGCCGTTCAATTACGCAAGGCAACACTGCTGATGGTCAGCGGTTTCTAGCTCTTGGTGACGTTTCAGACAAAAGCTAACTAACATTATAAAATTATGATTACTTCTTCATCAGGATTTAATCCAGCGCTTTCTGCAATTGCTAGTGAGTGGTGGAGTGATGGCGCCAATTGGGCTGGCTCGGCGCTGGCTCCTACTTTCCGCACAGGAGTCCAGGCCGGATCTTATCCGGTCTTCAGCAAGGAAAACTACTTGAATCGACCAACTAATATTGATCGTGCTCCAGGTGCATCCTACACAACTAGCGGAATGCAACTGGCAAGTGATTCATTCAACTGCTCAGATTTTGGCCATGAGGTTGCCGTAGATGACACTCAGCGTTCTAAGTATGCCAGTCAGTTTGACGCTGATGTAGCTGCTATCCGACGTGCGCAGGTTGTGGTTCGCTACAATCACGAGCTTGCAGTGAAAGCGTTAGTCGATGCAGGGACCGTGCCTAGCGCGACCCCTGGCACGAAATGGGATGCTAGCGGATCTGATCCAATCGCAGATGTGAACGCACAGCGTAAAGCCTTCCGTGACGGTTCGGGGCTTGAGCCTAACCTTATGATCATCACTAACGATGTGCTTGAGGTTTTGTTTGAGCATTCTAGCCTAACGTCTAAATTTCAATACACTCGTGAGGGTGTGCTTGATGCTGAGATGATTGCTAGAGCATTCCGCATTCCGCGCGTTGTTATTGCAGGACAGTATGAAAACACTGCAGAAGAGGGCCTAACCTCTAGCATTACGAGCATTTGGGGTGATTCTGTTATCCTTAGCCACACCAACCCAGTTCAAGACCTGGAAGCCCCTAATGCTTTCCGGACAATGGTGTTTACTGAGGAATCTGGGGCAGAGGATGACATTGATGTCGTCGTGGAAAGCCGCCGAGAGGAAGCTATTCGCTCCGATGTTCACAGGGTCCGTCATTTGATTGACACAAAGACCACGGGCTCAATGTTAGTTCGCAAGCTTTACAGCGTATTGACCTAACAATGAAATCATATGAGGTGATTCTTGAGGGTATTGTTATTGACGGCAAGCCGATTTCTGTCGGTGAAACTGTCAATCTCAACCCCTCAACCGGGGAAGCTAAAGCTGGGCTGTATTTCAAGCAGTTAAAAGCTTTGCAGCCAGTCAAGAAGAAGAGCAGCAAGCAATCAGCAAAGAAATAGCGAATGGCTTGGGTCACGATAACTAGCACAGATCTAGAAACTAGGCTTTCTGGACCTGAGTTAGATGCACTGAAAACCTTTTCAAGGGCCACTGGTCAGGGCGATCCCACTAACAGTGTGATTGCCTTGGCCTTGGCTGAGGTGCGTGGCTACATTCAGGAAGCTGATAGGGGATCTGATAACACTTTGATTCCACTAGAGTTAAAGGATGCTGCTATCATATTCACTATTGAAAAGCTAGCTGGCAGAGTTTCTGGTGGTGCACTTGTTATGGATGAGGCCAGAGAACGGTCTTATGATCTAGCATTGCAACGATTGCGAGATGTCGCAGCAGGCAAGTTTTACATTAGTAAGAATACTGCAGCAAGCGCATCTAGTACTTCCACAGAGGAAGGTGAAAGCTTAACTGGTGGCAACAATGCCATTCTTTATGGCGGAGATGCTAAATTAGATTTCTGATGGCTGCCTTGCGCGATTTAAAGGAAAGCGTTAGATCAAAGGTGGCTTCTGTTGCCTCATTCTCTGACGCTACCGTCCTGGCAACTCGACCCGTAGAGCCCGAGACAATGAGCCAGCAAATAGTTGCGAAGCTCAAAGGGCTTAGTGCTTTTGTCTGGATTCAATCGATAGGGCGAGGCTCTAGTGATTACGATCCATCTAAAAGTGTTGAGATAATGGTAGAGCTTTGGATGAAGCCTCTAGCTTTAGAAAGTGATGATGTTAGTGCTCCTTTAACTGTTAATGGCAGAAATGCAGAAGACTTGTTAGAGGATGTCATTGATACAATCGAATCTATGGCAACCGAGACGTTTGCAGATGGCACCACTAAACAGCGCCTTGCATTCCAAAGCGCAGAAAGAATATCCGACGTCCCTAATCCTTTCCTTGTATATCGAATCAACTCAAGAGCTGAAACAATAATCGGCGACAATTTAAACTAATAAACGTAATACATTATGGCTAAAATTATAGGCAACCACGTCTACTTCGTGCGAGAAGGCTTGACCGTGGACACTAACACTGTTAGCAAGACAAGTAAGCCTGACAATGACCCAGTAACTAATTGGACTAACTATGAGCTAGCAAACTGCTCTGGGATTAGTCCTTCTGTTAATACTCAGAAGGAATCCTCATATTCTCCTAATGCTTCTGGTGTCTATGTTAAAGACGATGAAATCGTAACTGAAACTGAAGTCTCTTTCACTTGCACATTTGAGACCTTGAGCTTGCTTTGCTATGAGCTTCTATTCGGATCAGGAACACTAACAGCGGGAACACAAGCGCAGATCTTGAGCGGAACGGCAGAGGTTGCAGGATGGGTGAAGTTAACGCAGAAAGACAACGCTGGAAACTCTATCCTTGATGCAGAATTCTGGGCTAAGGCCACTGTTAGTCAAGTAAACTTTGAGCGAGCTATCAGTAGACCTCAAATCGAGTTTGCTATGGTGGAAGCAGGAGATAAGGGCACAGTCACAGTGTCTAACCTCTAGCATATTCACTAGCTTAATGCTAGTGTTAATGTCATGCTCTGCTCATTTATAGAAGTAACATTTGGAGGGAGCGTACTTGTTGACTTTAGTCACCAAGCGGAGTTCGAGCCTCGACTGTCAGGCCATCAGCGTATGGTTGAGACAGTCGGGGCTATTCGCTCTGAGGCATCTGTTAGTTTTGCACATAAAAACATAACTAACACAATAGAATTTTCAAGAGTTGAAAATCATGGCAATTCATGGAATGCGACGCGGGAAGTCTTTCTTTTGCCTCAGTCCTGGCCAACAACGAAAAACGATTGCACAATAGAAGTGAGAGGCCATAATGGTCTATCACTTTACGCAATTCAACTAAAGGGTGCAGTAATATCTGCAGCTCCTGGTTATGTCAGAAATAGACGAACCTATCACACGATCACACTAACAGGCGGCGCAATAGTTGCAATAGGGCAGGGGCCTTAATAAATAATGGCAAAGAATCAGAAGGTAGGGCTGGAATTTGAAGCAAAGGCCACAGGTACCGGTCTGAAGGATACTAAAAAGGGCCTGGAAGATTTAGGCCAAGCCGTAGACGAAGCGCAATTCTCAATTAGCAACCTTGAGAAGGATGTTAGGAGCGCTGAGAAGAAACTGAAGAACACAGACCTTGGTGCAGAGGGATTCGAAAAGCTTAGAATTGAGATAGTCAAGACTAAGGCTGACTTAAAAAAGCTAAAGGTCGGCGAGCTTGATTCAAAGGGTATTGATGCACTACGGACTCGCGTCTCAAGGCTAAAAGACAAGACCAGAGACGCGAAGGTTGAGCTATCAAAGCCACCAAAGACCAGCTGGGCTAATTCTGTAAAGAATAAATTCGATGAATTAGCTAGAGCAATTCCAGGAGGAGAAAGGCTTTCAGGATTCTTCGGTGCTATCAGTAAGGGCAGCAAGGGGTCTGTCCTCGCCGTTGGTGGATTAGTCACAGGCTTTCTCACTCTTGGTGGCATCATCAGAAAAGGCCTGGGTGGCATTGCTTTATTTGAAGACCTTGAAGCCTCATTTGAGACACTGTTAGGATCTGCGTCACTAGCAGAGCAGAGGCTTGAAGAGGTAAGAGAGATTGCAGGATCAACACCTATCTCAGTCGGTGACTTAGCCACAGTTTCGAGGCAGCTCGAAACACTAACACAAGGTGCATTTAGTGGTGCTGATGCATTAGTGTTAGTGGGTGATGCTGCAGCTATAGCACAAAAGCCCGGGACAACGCTAGGAACCACAATGCAGGAGCTTGCGGTTCATGTTGGTAGATTGTTCGCAAGTCTAAAGAGCGGATCTGGAGAAATCGGTGAGAGCACTAACAGGCTTAATGAAATGGGCCTGATTAGTGGTGGCGTGAAAGGGCGGATTAGGGAGCTGCACAAAGAAGTAGGAGGGGGTGAGGAGGCCTGGAGATTGTTGCAAGATGCTCTTTTGAAGTTCGAAGGCGAAATGCTTCGTCGTTCTGACACTATATCAGGAGCAACAAACAATCTAGGCGACGCTTGGGATAAATTCACACGTTTAGTAGCAAAGCCGATTTCCCCGATATATAAAATTTCTCTTCAAGCTTTGGGAGCGGTGTTAAATAGCCTCACCTCGCAAGCAGAGGAGACACTTGATAAAATTCTTGTGTTCTTTGGCGTCACCGGAAAGGAGGCTAAAAAGCTTGATGCAGATGTTGAGAAAGTTATTAAGAACGCAAAATCTGGCTTTCAGTCCGTAGAAGAGGCAGCTAAAAGCGGGGCAGAGAATGCAGCAGCATCGGTTGAACTCCTAACAGGTGAGCTTGAGGATGCTGTTAGGAAAACCAAGGATCTAGCATCACAGCAAAACAAGCTTGCTGATTTGGATTTACAGATTGAGTTTGCAGAGATTGAAGCTAAAAATCTTAGCGAAGTGGATGAGCTAAAGGCCAAGAAAGTCGCGAGAGACGAGAACCGTGCAAGGAAAGAGCAAATCGAAAAAGAAAGGAGAGATGCAGAAAAAGCCGCCATTCAAAAACCTGTCATTGATATTAAAAAGAATGAAGCGGATACAGAAAGGAGTCTATTAGGGGCACAAATACGCAGAAAACAGCTAACAACTCGCGAGAGCATACAGAGCCGCCGTGAGGAGCAAGAGGTGCTTAGGCGTGAGTTAGAGAGAATGGACCAGTTGAGGGACGAAAATCCGGTTAGGATGCACCTAGGGGAATCAGTCTTTAAGTCTGATGTTAGACAGCAAAGAATAGCTCTTGTTCCGCAGCAAGAAAGAGTCGCTGCAGCTCGAAGTGTTGTGGAGGAATCACAAAAGGAAGTCGAAGAGAACAAGCAGACAATTGAAAAGCTAAAAGGAGAATTAAAAGAACTTCGCAAACTGTTAGTTGATCGAAAAAAGGAAGAGGAGCAAAAGCTTTCAGAGGTTGTCTTTAGCAATGATCAATCAGATGAAATCACCGCCAAAAAGGATCAACTTTCCGAAATCCAACAAGCCACAAGAGAGAGACAAGCCGAACGAAAACAAGCTATAGACAAACAGAACGAAGCTAACGACAAAACGAGAAAAGAAAACAAGGAGAAACAGGACAAACAAAAGAAAATAAATGATGCCACACAAAAGAGAATAAGTGATAAAAATGAAGGCTTAATCTCATTGTTAGAAAAAGTTTTGCCTGCAGATTCAGATGATTTAATTGAAAGTGCAGTAAGCTCAACGAACGAGGATTCATTCATAAAAAGCTTCAAGCCTGTTATTGGTAAAATAAAAACAGATGTTGGGGGGCAGCGAATCACCACGGAGCAAGTTAAAAGAATTTTTAATGATTTACTTCAAGAGCGAGAATCACTCAGTGAGGGTGAGAAAAGGCTGGAGAAAATAGAAAAAACCATACAGCGCAACAGTGATATAAAACTAGACAGCACGGGCACAGGTCAACCCGAGGCTTTTTCACAAGTGCCTTCTCCAACTGTAGCCTCTAATGAAGGACTAACAGAAACAATTAAGCAAGGCGGATCTGACACAACTGCAGCCCTACAGCAAACTCAATTAGCCATGCAGAACAGCAATGCCAGAGTTGTCGCAGTGATTACTGGCATGACAGCAGCCCAGGCTGATCTTGCATCAACCTTGCAAGAGCTATCAACTAAGGTCAACTCTAACATAGCTCAAGTGTCACAAATAAAAAGCCAGGTGGAAAACAATAGAAGGACTGCATAATGAGCAACTGGACACTAACGCTAACGCCAGTAAACCCTCTGCCTAGGCTGGGTGCTTATGGTGCATCAACCACGAAGACTTTCGCTGAATGGGGGATTAGCTCCGCCGAGCTGACTAGAGCCAGCCTTGCCACTGACAATCTGATAATTGAAACAAATGAAGATAGCTCATTATTTTCTGATAGTTATTCCTATAAGGATAGAATTGAGATATTTAAAGACTCTGTTAGATTCTTTACTGGTTATGTTATAACAACGCCAAGGCATGGCAATTCATCAACAGAAAGGCAAACTATCAGTGTCGCAGGTCCGTGGTGGTGGCTAGAGCAGATTACTTTTCAGGAATTATGGTTGACTGTTAGTGAGGGGCAGTCATCAAGTGGGCATAGCACTGGGAGCAGTAGCGATGACTCCGAGGCGCCTACCTTGTCTGATTCTTACTCTAGCAGAATACTGCTAAATATGAACAAGGAAGGAAACTTGATCAGCACCGGGCAGCAGATATCGGCGATTTTGACTTATGCTAGGGATCAGTGGCCAGAGGGTTCTGCACCTTTTGATCTTGGAACAATATTAACTGGTCAAAACGTCTGGACATCAGATCAGCTCAATTCAACTTGTGCCGAGATTGTTAGAACCCTGATGCGGTGGCACCCTGATTGCGCTTCTCACATTGATTACTCTAGCGCTATCCCTACATTGTCAATACAGGAAAGCGCCTATCAGACTACACACACGAAAGATGTTAGTGAACTGACTAGCCTTTCTTGGCACAATCGGGATGACCTGCGGTTAGATGGGGTCATTCTCAAGTATGAAAAGGAGCACGTAGCAGATGGCAAGACTTATGTTAGTCATGAGATTGACAAGTACCCTAGCACTGCTACGAATGGTCCTAATGTAGTAATTGCGACAATCCCCTTGCGTGGCAGCTCCAGAACTACACAGAAGCAGCAAGTTACCACAAGGTCAATCCCAACTGAATCATCATCTGTAGGTGGTGCCAACCCTCACCTTAACATATGGTGGAGGGAACAATTGCCATGGCTAAAGGTTAGCAGTCCCGCTAGTGCAAATGTTATCGATCATTTCGAAATAGCAAACCACGAAATCCAGTTTGCAAGAATAGGCGAACCAAGCACACCAATCGACTCTAACGCTGTTGATGATTCTGATGATGCTTCAGATTATCCGAGAGAGCTTCTTAGCGGTGGTATCGCTGACTGGATGGAATGCAAAGCTGCACGGCTTTTGGTAAAGTGTGATATAATCGCCAAAAGCAGCGCCCCCCCAGAGGTTATGGCAAAGTTTAAGGGTCTGGCCACTGTAGGCTTAAAGGCATACCCTAGCATTGCTGTTGAAGTCGAGATTCAAGGCACTGATGCCATATCAAAGACATATTCCAAAATAATAAACTCCACTTCCGATGAGCCGACGCCAGAAAATTTAGCGCAGCGATACTATGAAGCACATCAAACAATAAGATCACAAGGCTCATGTACAATCTCTGAGGATGAGCTAACCACAGCCAGCATAAGCCCTGGGGATAAGATAACAATAACAGCAAGCGGTGAGACTAACACTCCTGCCTCTAGCGTTATCCAGCAGGTTGCTTATGACATAGGGGGCGGCAAAACCAGCATCACGTTTGGGCCACCTTCGCACTTGTCGCCTCAAGATTTCATTGAGGCTTTGAGGATGGCTAGAGCACTACCAAAAGCGCAAGTCTTTTCATTTGCAGAAAAGGCAGGCCTATCGCCCACTGATGCCAATGTTAGCTTGGCTCCAGAGCACACGCCTAAGACTAACACAACATCAACTCCAGAAGGATCAGATTATGATGGGCGAGGATTTGAGGTGAAATTATTACCAGAAAACAAGGTCAGTGTGGGGAATGGATTTTTATTCTGTGACGGCGATCCAGCCAAGGCCAAGGAAGTAACTTCAACTAACAGTGATTCACAATTGATTGGTTCAGGTGGCCTTGTCTATTGGGCAGTTGCCAGCTCCGACAAAGACGGGAAGATTCTCAATGCATCTGCACAATGGCTTTCACCCGGCTCTGTTCCTCCTGATTTGCAAAGGCACAGGCAAGAAAAAACTAATTCGGAAGAAGATACGGGGCAAGAAGGCAAATATGCATGGAAAGTTGTAACGGTGTTAAACAACAGCGGAGCAATAAGCTGGATAAGGCATCTAACATCTATAGATTATTACTCTGATAGATCAGCAAAGAACTGGTCAAATCCACAACCAACTTTCACAGATGAGGAAGAGGAGTATTCGCAAATTCCCGTTGCTGACAAGTTAGATTGGACTCATGACGAGGAAAAAGATTGCTATAAGGTTAGGCCGATTAATTTAAACCCCATTAAATACCGGGAAAAGAAGCTCAAGCGATCACACCCTTCTGGAGTTGGGGATGATGATGAAATCTTTAGCGTTTACGAAATTAAAGACGAAGATTATTCTGAGCCCCCTGTAGGAAGTGTTATAGCAGACTTACAAGCCTGTATGCATCCCGGCGCCGGCTCTAACAATCGCATATACACTTACGACTCTAGCGGAAAGCTACAGGAGGCGGTGCCTATCGAGACTTTCACAAATTCAATCCAAACAGACCTAAACACACATAAAGCAACGCGGCATCCTACGAGCGGGGAATACTCTAAACTAACATCAATCGAAGAAGGGGCAGAGGTAAACCCGACTGGCAGCGAGATTAAAACAGCATACGAAGGTGAATCGAACACGAATGCATTTACTGACGCAGAAAAATCGAAGCTTGCTAGTGTAGACGCAACCGCTTATGGCTCCCCAGTGCAGTCAGAAACGGCACTAGCTGCACTAACATCACCACAAGACAAGGAGCGTAGATTTGTCGAAGATGAGCTTTCGGATTACTTCTTTGATAGTTCTGCTAGTAGTGGTGACGTTAGTCCTAGCGATGGCACCTCTGGATTTTGGAGGAAGGTAGCAGTAGGAGGTGAAAGTGCTAGTTCACTAAAGACCAAATATGAATCAAATGCCGATACAAACGCTTTTACTAACACACAACAAACAAAGCTTGCAGCATTAAGTGAGACTCATCAATCCTCAACTGCCAATCCTCACAGTGTAACCGCAGCCCAGGTCGGGCTTGGACTAGTTGAGAATACGGCTGATGCGGACAAAGAGATAAGCACGCTAACACAAGCAGCTCTAGACGCAAAGGCTAGCGCAACGTCACTAGCGGATCACCAAAATCTATCAAACAACCCCCACTCTGTCACAAAAGATCAAATAGGCTTGGGCAATGTCGAGAATACAACCGATGCAGCCAAGGAGATAAGCACACTAACACAAGCAGCACTAGATGCAAAGGCTGCAATATCTCACACTCATGCCTTTTCTGGTCTTACTGGCGTAACCACAGACTCAATATCACTTGTATCAACCAGCAAGGCAGGAATGCTAACGCTGTTAAATGTGGAGGATGGAGCAACCGCAGACCAGACAGGCTCTGAGATTAAAAATTTATATGAAAGCCAGTCTAACACGAATGCATTTACTGATTCTGCTCTTGATAAACTAACTTCCTTGGATGTCCTGCACCAGGACAGCATATCAAATCCTCACTCTGTCACAAAAGCACAGGTGGGGCTTGGCAACGTGGATAATGTTAGTGACCAGCTAAAGCCAATTAGCACCTCGGTTCAAAATGCTCTTGATCTAAAATCTGACATTACAACACTGCAGGCCCATGAGAATAGAATAGACAACCCTCATGGAGTAACACGTTCTCATGTGGGCCTTGGCAATGTGGACAATGTTAGTGATGCTAATAAAGAGATAAGCACGCTAACACAAGCAGCTCTAGATGGAAAAGCGTCTTTGTCTCACACTCATACAGTTGATGATATATCCGACATAACAACAATAGGAGCGGATTTTATTAAGACCACATCTACGGGAATGCGGTCATTGTTAGATGTTGAAGAGGGCTCAAGATCTGGGGACCTTTCGGCGTCTGACATTAACACTATAAGCAAGCTGAATTCAAAGATAACAGATGCAAATTTAATATCTGACAGTGACGATAGGCTAACTAATGCAAGGCAGCCAAGCTCTCACACCCATACCGTTGATGACATATCTGATATAACAACAACAGGAGCAGACTTCATCAAGACCACCTCTGCGGGGATGAGGTCATTGTTAGATGTCGAAGAGGGTTCTAAGGCTGGTGATTTGTTAGAGTCTGACATTAACACTCTAAGCAAGCTTAATTCAAAGATAACAGATGCAGTATTGATCATGGACAGTGACAGCAGATTGAGTGATGAAAGGGACCCAACTGCCCACACTCACGTTGCAACAGAGATTTCAGATTCAACAGATGTAGGGCGTGATCTGTTGAAGGCTACTCTGACATCTGCAAAACAAATACTGCAAATAGATAACACAAACAACATTTATATACCGTCTCCCCCCACCGGGAGCCCTACGACTACCTACACTCTCAAGGTAACGAGTGGCAATATTACTTGGCAAGCGTAACAATCGTTGTTATAGGTGCTTAATAACCTAATGCTAGATATTAACAATAAAGCCATGCCTGAGCCTAAAATTGCATACCTAACATTTTGCAGAGGAATCGATTCAGATCTTGTTAACATTGCGGATCGCGTGCTTTATGACCGCATTGACAGCCCACTTCGATTCATTGTGGATGAGCCTGATTCCTCAGTATCTATCAATAACACAAACACTAACATAATTACAGAAGAGTTTGATAGAGGGGAAACGTTAAACGGTCTTGAGTGCTGCGTTGGGATAATTCAAGTAATGCAAAGCGTCGCCAGAGAATGTGAATGTGATTACATATTCAAGATTGATGCCGATGTGATAATGATGGGCACTTCATTCAAGCATGCATTGCGCCATGGAGGTTATGTTAGTTACGGCAAGGGGATAAACCAGCAAGTCCAGCACACTGACGGTAAATCTAGCATTGTTCCATACTGCCAGGGTGCAGCTTATGCAATTTCATCAAAAGCACTTTCTTTTCTTCCCGAAGATAGAGATGGGATAGAGTCACTATTCATTGATGCTGATTATGATTGCGACAGAACACTTTCGACGCCAAGAAAGCAAGGATACCAATGGCCAGAGGACGAGAGCATTAGCAGGCTCATGAGAAATCAGTTTCGAAATCTTAGGCAATTCGGGTGGAAAGAAAGTGGGCATTTGGGATCTTGGGAATATGATAGAATGGGAACCACTTTTAATCGTGCTTATGCTAGCAGATTAAGAGTTTATGACTTTGTTGAGATGGGGCAGACAGCTCCATTATTTGATTCCGGGCTTTCTTCTTTTGAGGAACGAAGGAGCATAACAGAGTCAAACATGTCAAAGACAGCATCAATGATTTTAGAGAACAGATGAACACTAGCAATACAATAGGAAGTGAACAGCTATGGGCAGAGCATGGGCTGACAGGTTTAGTCTTGCTAGCATTGTTTGTCCTGGTTGGGGTCTTTGTTAAGGTGAACACAAAGAAAGATAGCGATCATCAGGCATTTGTTGAGAAACTGATAACAGATGAAAGGGATGAGAGAAGGCATGCAAGGGCAGAATCAACACAGGTGCAGAACAGGCTCAGCAACGCAATCACAGAGCTAACAAGCAAACTAAAAACCTAACAATTAAATGAAAATAAAATTGACACTGATAGCTCTCGCATTAGTTTTTAGCTCATCATGCAAGTCTTTGACTGCAGATAAGGTAGTCTTAAGACTGACGCCTAACTGGCTTCCTGGCATTGATGTTACTTATGATGTGGAGGATGACATCGAGGACGATTTTGCTGATTATGTGTTAGAATCAACATCAATACCATGGGCATCTGAAGGATGATAAAAAGCTTACTTTACGCAGTTGGTGCCATTGCTAGGTTTTATGAAAGCAGGGCTCACAGCATAGCACTCAGAGATCTAAAATTCTGTGAAAACAAACAGCAGCAAATCCATGAGAAAATATTTGAAGCAACCAGAGAAAATTACCCTGATGATCATATTTCTAGCCTCCATAGGTGGTTGCGTCAATGGCAGGAAAGGACTGCCAGCTTCGATGAAAGACTACAGGGGAGAGAACAGTGAAAAGCATAAATATAATGTTAGTCAAATGTTTCAAAGGCCAGAAGGCTATGGATGGAAATCATCAACAGAATAAAATATGAATAACATAAGTATTAAAGGGAAAACAAAGGGAGCCTCAAGCACTGAGGGGAAGCTCACCATTGGTGCAATTTCTTGTGGGATATTTGCAATTGTTAGCCAGGTTATTGGAAGCTTGTTATTTAACGTTGATCTAAATATTGACATTGATTCCACGTTGCAGCTATTAACGGGAGGCGGTGCAATTTATGCTCTTGCTAGAACAGGACTGAAAGCCTCGATTGCATTTGCTCAAGGAAAGGTAAACAGCAAGGAAAAAGAGAAAGCTTCTAACACTCCAACTGAAAAGCCAGCGGCAGGTTTCGCTAGAGCTATCATCCCTGATCCAAAGCCAGCCTCTAGGACCTGGCCGACGGAAGACATGACCGCTCCGATTCAAATCGGACAAACTCCGATGTCTTAATTTATTGTTGTGCTAGAAATCATGCCTAGCAATATCATCAAAATCAATATGCTGAGATGAGTAATCGTTCTTTTGAGGTTTTTCTCTACCAGAAGGCTATGGCTGCAATGGGCTTCTACACTAGCAAGCAGTCAGGAATTCTAGGGCCAAAGACTAAAGAGGCTTATCGTAAAGCAAAGGCAGTTTGGGATAGTCAGCTTGCTGCAGGTGAGGCTAACACAAATAATAAAGGCTTCCGCGTGGCTCCTAGTTCTATGGCCAACGGGATTGTTAGTGTTGCATCCAGGGAAGTCGGAACTAAAGAAGAAGGCCATAATAGCGGATTGCGAATAACACTTTACCAGGAGAGCACCTGGCTAAAGCCTGCACCTTGGCCATGGTGTGCTGCTTTTGTTAGTTGGGTTGTCAAGGAAGCTTGCAGCAATCGTTCACTTCCTTCAGACTTTGAGAGGCCGAGAACTGCAGGGGCTTGGGATTTTGAGAGATGGGCAAGGGATGATGCTGGCAATAGTGTTAGCTTAATCAAGCCATGCAATGAACCGCTAGCTGGTGACATAGTTTGCTACAAGTTCTCTCACATTGGCATCATTGAGTCTGTCGAAGGCTCCACCTTGACAACGATAGAGGGGAACACTGGGGAATCTGGCGGGAGAGAGGGAGATGGGGTGTGGCGAAAGTCAAGGCGATTAGACCAAGCCAGATCGCTCATCAGATTCAAGTTCTAGAATAACATTATGGCTAAATTCAAGAAATTCGTTTTCATGTCAGATACTCATGGGGACAAGGTTCACGATGCAGCTCTAACGGAGTGCCTTGAATTCTGCAAGGATTGGAAGCCTGACTTAAAAGTTCATGGTGGCGATTTTCTTGACCTTGTTAGCCTCAGAAGAGGAGCCAGTATCGATGAAATAATGGAGCACGTAGGGCCTGACATTGATGCTGGGATGGAGTGCCTAGAGCGATTTGAGCCTAACGTTTTAACATTAGGCAACCACGATCAAAGGTTATGGGAAGCCTGCAGCAGCACCAACGGATTTGTGGCCAGTGCAGCAAAGGAATATGTTAGGTCATTTGATTCAAAGTGTGAGTCAATGAAAATAAAGGTTAAGCCTTACACTGTCGCCTCTAACATTTATCACTATCATGGGCTTGCGTTTCATCATGGGTCCAAGTCAAGTGCGTCACCGGCAAGATCGCATGGCTTGATATATGGCAATTCGATTTGTGGCCATGTTCACCGCTTTGATAGTGCCAGCCTCCAAATGTTTCCTGCTGCTAACAGTTTTACGTCAGGTTGCATGTGCAAGTTCGAGCAAATGACATACATGCAAAGGCATGCAGCCTTCTTAGCTCAAGAGCGTGGCTGGGTCTTTGGAGTTGTGTCACCAAAGACAGGGGCATGGCATGGGTGGATGGCTAAAGAGTTAGACGGGCAAATCGTCTTACCTAACACTAACACATAGCCTTCGCTCCAAGCTGCCCTAAAGGTTTAAAAACCTTTCTTTAGGAGGGAATTGTGTTTTTTCTGAAAATAGACACCAAATAGTTTGCAATTAGTTTAGATGAGGCTATTATGGACACATGGATACGCAAGCCAAGCCCAGCATAAAATCACTCCTGGGGGATTACTCATATATCCCAAAATCAATTCAAATAGGGGTGGCTGATGCCATCCCTTCTGTCTTCTCGCACTTGCCCTCTAGTCTCTGCGAGAGATGGCTTGGAGTCTACGCGGTGAGGGTGGACCATAGCGCCCGCAGAAGCGTCACGAACCCAATCTACCCGAAGGGGCATCCTGACAGGCAGCCCACCCGTGACCTGAGACTTCTTACCATGGACTGGAGTCCGTGGCAGTGGTATTTCGAGGCTGTAGGTTTGATCGACCAGAAATGTGCAGACGCTGGCCACCAGCGCCGCGACAATTCAGCCTTGCAGGCGATTGTTGATTGCTTCCAAAGCCGTGATAATTCGCCAGCACTGCGCTACAGGCCGGATCCCGCTGCTGAGTATGACCAGGACACGGCCCTGGGTAACTACTCGGAAATCTAACACTAACCAACACTAACACTAACCAACACTAAGAAATGAAATATACCCGAAGCAGCAAACAGCCACAGTGGTACGAATCTGATGACTCTAAAATATATCACAAGGCCGAGATGGGAGCCTCAGCCAGCAATGAATACTACGAATTCCGAAACGCAGCCGAAAGGCTAAATTGCGTGAAAGGCTTTTGCTCAGAGCAATTCCTTGACGAGATGGCATTCATCGGTGATGACCTGTTTTATTTGACCGACATAGACGCCAGCGGATTACTACAACCTGACTCAATCCGGAACGACTGGCAGAGCGCTTTTCAGCTTGAGAGCGCATTCTAGCCTAACACTAACCAAAACTAAGACTAACTAACACTAACACTAAACCCAACACTAACATGAAATATTCAGAAACACCGGTCATAAAAGTAATCGACGGACGCCGATATAACACGGCGACAGCTACGGAAGTCGCCAGCTACGAGAATGACTGCTTTCAGGGTGACTGCTACCACCTCAGCGAGACGTTGTTCATGACTCCCAAGGGAAACTACTTTATTGCTGGCTTTGGAGGTGCGTTCTCGAAGTACGCTAGGAGGGTTGACCAGCACGCGAGAATTGGCGGTGATGGCCTGGAGCCCATGACTTTCCAAGAAGCGTTTGCCTGGGCTGAGGAGCATTGCCAGACTGCTCTAACATCTCACGAGCCATTCGCACTAATGGTTGTGGAGGCATAACACTAACCAACCTAACACTAACCAACACTAACATGAAGACAGAGACAATGGGAGAGATACTTTCTCGCCCTCAGCCAGAGCCATTCCGGGCTCTTCCCTGGCCAGCGTTTCTAGCTGAGGTCGAAAAATTTATTGAGCCTAGCATTAGGCTTAATTTATCCCGTCTAATACCCAGGATAATAAACAAAAATGTTATCTCTCTTGATTCAGAGCTTGAGCTGTATTCCTGCACAGATGATGATGGAGAGGAAATCGAGGTGTATGAGCATTGGGCAATAGATGACGCCCTTGCTGATGACCTCCAGCAGCTTGGCGAAACGATTGTGTTTCTGCCAGAGCTGGATGTGATGGTATGGTGTAGGACATGCACCGGCCAAAGTATTTACCTCGACGACGTGATTCAGTCAGTGGCCGTTGAAAGGCTAAATATCAGAATTAAAACTAACAAATAAACAAAATGAAACCCAGAGAATTGTCTCTCCTGCTCATAGGAGCAATGATAGGCTCTGCAATTTGCGCACTTGGCGCAAAAAAGGAGCTGAAAAGAATTGATGAAGATCTTCATCAAATGAAAAAATTCCAGAATGCGGCAGAGTCTGCATTTGGAATAATAAAAACATTCAGATAAAATAACCAACATGAAAGATACACAAATGACACAAATGGAAATGGCGAGAGCCTATGCAGACTCGACGATGGTCCCACGCCATTACCGAGGAAACGTCGCAGATTGCTTTGTGGCGATCCAAATGGCAGAGCGGTTAAA